GACCGGCGGGGGGTGAGCATTTCCCTCTTTGGGGCAAAATTGGATAAAAGGGGTCAAAACATGAACATAATATATCGGGAACTTTCAGAAATAAAACCATACGAGAATAATCCGAGGAAAAACGATGAGGCTGTTGATAAAGTAAAAGCAAGCATTGAGGAGTTCGGATTTCTTGTGCCTATTCTGATCGATGAAACAGGCGAGATCATAGCGGGGCACACAAGGTATCTGGCAGCGGAAGAACTTGGAATGGAAAAAATCCCTTGCATAATTCTGCAGGGGCTTTCAGAAAATGAAAAAAGAAAATACAGAATAATCGATAATAAGGCAGGGGAGCTTTCATCTTGGAATTATGAGCTGCTTGCTGTCGAGCTCGAATCGATCGATGAGATAGACATGAGCGTGTTCGGTCTGATGATAAATGAAGAAGGCAAGACAGGAACAAAAGAGGCAGACTATGACAGCAACCTGGACGAGGGGGTCGAGATTGATTTAGGCGACTTTGATGATGAGGTCTTTGAAAACGAGTGTCCGTATTGTGGATTTAGGTGGAGCTGATGTTTAGCGTCAATTGGAAGATCGCTGATCTGCAGGTCGACAAACCGGTCAAGGTGTTCTCCGCATTTTCATGCGGGGGGGGGTCATCACTTGGTTATAAGAGAGCCGGGTTTGACGTGATCGGGAATGTGGAAATCGACCCGAAGATGAACGATTTATATATTACAAACAATAAACCGAAATATAATTTCTGCGAGGACCTTCGAGAGTTCAATAAACGCGAGGACCTTCCGAAAGAACTTTATGATCTGGACATTCTGGATGGATCGCCGCCATGTACATCATTCAGTACGGCAGGTATCCGTGAAGAAGGCTGGGGGAAAAAGAAAAAGTTCCGGGAAGGACAGGCGCTTCAGACTCTTGATGATTTGTTCTTTGTATTTCTCGATACAGTCGAGAAGCTGAAGCCGAAGATCGTAATCGCGGAAAATGTTCCGGGGATCATCAAAGGCAATGCCAAAGGATATGTCAATCTGATAATCAAACGATTTAAGAGTATAGGATATGATGTTCAGATATTCGCTTTGAACGCTGCGCACATGGAAGTTCCGCAGGCAAGACACAGAGTCTTCTTTATAGCGAACAGGTGCGGCTTCCAAAAACTCAAGCTTGTATTTGATTATCCCGAAATCCGCTTCAAGGATATAAGGACTGAGCATGGGATTAAGCTCAATAAAAGCACGCAGAAGACTTTGCTGGACCAGGCAAAGAAAGGCGAGCGTAGTTTAGGCGAAGTCGTTCAAAGATTGACCGGAGAAAAAAATAAATATTTTACTCAAATAATAATCCAAGACGAGCAAGTCGCGTATACGATAGCAAGTTCGGGAGGGTATTTTCGGGAATGCGACCGAACGAAACTGAATGATGAGGACTTCCGGAGGATACAAACATTTCCGGAGGATTACAATTTCAAGAAACAGAATGTCCAGTATGTATGCGGGATGAGTGTACCGCCGAATATGATGGCGAATATTGCGCAGGAGATATGGGAACAATGGCTAAAATCAAAGTCGTAGAAAAAGACATAAATGATCTCAAAGTGTATGAGGGCAATCCAAGACAGAACGAGAAAGCGGTTGAAACAGTAAAGGAATCCATTAAAGAGTTTGGAGTTACGAATCCGATATTGGTCAATGCGAATAATGTTATTCTGGCAGGGCATACCAGGCTGAAGGCTCTGCAGGCGATCGGGAAGCAAAATGTTCCGTGTATCAAGATCACGCATTTGAGCGAGGATGAGGAAAAAGCGTTTCGGATTGCAGACAATAGGGTTGCGGAGTTCTCGACATGGGATGACGATAAGCTGGACATGGAACTGCAAGAGATCACGGAAAAAGACTGGGAGCGTTTTGGATTCAAGAAAAAGGACCTTGATATATTAGAGCCGCCGGAGAATTGCACATGTCCGAAATGCGGGAAGACCTTCATAAAAGTGTAAATTATGGATAAGACAGAATGGACCGAAAAAATCATAGAGGCATGCAAGCAAGCAGGAACATATGAGCCGTTTTTTGATATCGTAATCGATGAACTTGCGGGAATAATGGCGCTCAAATCTGACGCTGAAAAACTGTACAAAGAAAGCGGCGGACAGCCGGTAGTCAAATACACGAATAAAGGCGGGCACACAAACTTGCGAAAGAATCCGGCTCTGGCTGTGATCCAAGAATGTAACATGCAGGCTTTGGGATACTGGAAAGAGCTGGGGCTTACGAGTAAAGCCTATAATGCTATGGGGAAGAAACTGGAAACAACTTCGGGAGACGCGTTTTCAGAATTATTGGATGGTATTTTATAGATTGTAATGTATTTGCAATATATCCAGACGGAGCGTCCCTGCCGTAAAGTGGGACATCATGGGGGTTTAGTTTAACGAGAAAAACAGCGGTCTCCAAAACCGCAGATGGGAGTGCAAGTCTTTCAGCCTCTGCCAAAAAATGTGAGGGTTAACATGAATGGGAAAAATCAAAAGCAGGAAGAAAGAGGCGATCAAATACGCAAGAGATGTCGTTAATAGGAAGATAACGGCAGGAGCGGAAATCATCGCGGCGTGTGAAAGGTTTCTGACTGATCTGGAGCGGGATGATTTGGAACTTAGGTCACGTGATCCGGATACTGCGATCGCAATAATGGAAACGACGCTGGTCCACGCTCAAGGCGAGGACATGGAAGGGCGGCCTCTGCTGGGGAAGCCTTTTTTATTGGAGCCGTTTCAGATATTTATCGTTTATAACTTGCTGGGCTTCTGGTATACCGGGACGAATAACCGAAGGTTTAAGGAAGCATTTATCGAACTGGCCCGAAAGAATGGCAAGACAAGTTTCGTTGCTGCGCTTGCGTGGGCTGTGGCGATTCTGCAGAGAAAAAGCGGGTCGAAGATTTACATCGTTGGGGCAGCGCTCAAACAGGCGATGGAATCGTTCAACTTTATTCTGTTCTCGTTGCGGTATAAAAAAGTGGTCGATAAGTTCCAAGTGTTGAACAACAACATGGACCATTCGATCAAGTACACTTTTACAAAGGACGGAAGACCGGACGGGGCGATCGAGATCATTGCTCTGGCAAGTAATCCGGACAGTCAGGATTCGTTCAACTGCAACTTTGCGATCTGTGATGAGTTGGCGGCGTATAGGAAGCCGGCACAATATAACAGATTCAAGGAAGCGACAAAGGCTTATACAAATTCGCTTGTGGTCGGGATCACGACTGCCGGCGACAATGTGAATTCGTTCGGATACGGGCGCCAGGAATATGCGGTCAAAGTCGCGACAGGGATAGTCAAGGACGATTCGTTTTTCAGCTTTGTGGCAAGAGCGGACCAGGACGAAAAAGGCAACGTAGATTATACAAACCCGGAACAGCATAAAAAGGCAAATCCGAATTACGGAGTAACGATAAGACCGGAGGAGATATTGAATGACGCGCTGCAGGCGCAGAATGATCCGCAGCAAAGAAAAGACTTTCTGTCGAGGTCGCTGAACATATACACATCGAGTCTGCGGAGTTACTTTGATATAGAGGAATTCAAGGCGAGCGATAAAAAGTACAACTGGACGCTTGAAGAACTTGAGAAAATGCCGATTGATTGGTATGGCGGCGCGGACCTGTCAAGGATGTACGACTTAACGGCGGCTTCGTTATACGGGCATTACGACAAGGAAGACGTGGACATTATAATCACGCACGGATTTTTCCCGGTCACACAGGCAGCCAGGAAAGCGGACGAAGACAATATCCCATTATTCGGATGGCAGGAAGACGGCTGGCTGACGATATGCAACAATCCGACAGTCAACATCTCGGACGTGGTCAACTGGTTTATCGAGATGAGAAAGAACGGCTTCAGGATCATCGAAGTCGGCCATGACAGGAAGTTCTCCGGCGAAGAATATTACCCGGCGATGAAGAAGGCGGGATTCAGGATAACGGAGCAGCCGCAGATGTATTACATCAAGTCAAAAGGCTTCCGGAGGATAGAGAAGGCGGCCAAAGACGGGAAGTTGTATTATTTACATTCAGAAGCATACGAATATTGCGCAAGCAATGTTCACGCGATAGAAAAAACAGACGACATGATCAGCTACGAAAAAATTCAACCGGAGCAGAGGATAGACCTCTTTGACGCTTCGGTTTTTTCAGCGGTCAGATATATCGAAGCACACACTAAACGCGAGAAGGTCTCGAAGTGGTTTGGTTGAGAGGAGAGACGATGAAAAACCCATTTGAAAGGTTGCGCGGAGGTAAGCAGAAAAGAAGCTCTGTCGGGGTGGTCATAGGTGGCGATGACGGGATATGCGTTCCCGGCTACACCTCACTTGATAAAAATCCCGAGATCATGACGGCATGCAGGAAGATAGCCGAACTCATCGGAAGCATGACGATCTATCTCATGGAGAACACCGACAAGGGCGACATAAGGATAGTCAACGAATTATCGAAAAAAATCGACATTGCCCCGATGAAGCATATGACTCGTTCGCAGTGGGTTGAGGCGTTCGTCATGACCATGCTCTTATCGGGCAAAGGCAATGCGATAGTCAAGCCTTACACGCGCGGAGGTATCTTGAGAAACCTTGAGCCGATAGCAGGAGGCAGAGTGTCATTCAACCCGATAGGATATTCGGATTATCAAGTGCTGATAGACGGGAAGGCCTATAAGCCGAGCGAAGTCCTTCATTTCAGATTCAACCCTGATCTGACGTATTTGTGGAAAGGCAGAGGCGTGACGGTATCGCTTCAAGATGTGGCGAGAAACCTGAAGCAGGCCGAGGCGACCAAAAAAGGGTTCCTTGAAAGCAAGTGGAAGCCTTCACTGATAATCACGGTTGACGCATTTGCGGACGAGTTCTCGAGCAAGCAAGGAAGAAAGAAACTTCTTGACGATTACATTGAAGAGGACAGCGCGGGAAGACCGTGGGTCATTCCTGCGGAGCAGTTCCACGTTGAACAGGTCAAACCTCTGTCGCTTGCGGATCTTGCCATAGCGGACACAGTCGAGATGGACAAAAGGACAGTGGCAGCTGTGATAGGAGTTCCGCCTTTCTTGCTTGGCGTAGGGGAATATGACCAGGCAGCGTGGAACGCGTTTGTGATGAATACGATCAGACCGATATGTATCGGAATCCAGCAGGAGATGACATCGAAGCTGATATTATCTCCGAACTGGTATCTGAAGTTCAACGTCCTGTCTCTGCTTGACTGGGATCTCAAGACCATATCAGACGTGTATGGCGAACTCAGAAAGCAGGGCATAGTAGACGGGAACGAAGTCAGAGACAGGCTGGGCATGAGCCCAAGAGAAGGACTTGATGAACTGGTGATGTTAGAGAACTATATTCCAACCGATAAACTCGGAGATCAGAAAAAGTTAACACAGGGAAGCGAGGATTAAATGAGTTCCGGTATTTATGCTTTAGTGAATAAAGAAACCGGCATGAGGTATATCGGTCAATCTGTTGATTTAGACAAACGCAAGACAACACATTTCTGGGAGCTGAAAAATGGCAGACACAAGAATAGCCATTTGCAGAGAGCGTGGAACAAAGGCGAGAGATTTGAATTCTTGGTAATCGAGAAGTGCGCTCCGGAGAAATGCAACGAGCGCGAGGTCTACTGGATTAATCATTATAACTCGATAAAAAACGGATACAACCAATGCGAGGGCGGCGGAACTACTACTGGGTATCGTTTTACGGAAGAACAGAAAAAGAAAATATCAAAGTCAAGAAAAGGGCAAAAGCGCAAACGAGAAGATGTCGAACGTGGGAAAGAGACTTTGAGAAAACATCTTGAAAGCGATCCGGAGTTTGCCAAAAGGTATCACGAAAATAAAAGCAAAGCCATGATTGGGCGGGAAGCATGGAATAAAGGAAGGCCACATACACAGGCTGAAAAGGACAATTTGAGCCGGAAGTTGAAAGGCCGTTATATTTCGGAAGAACATAAAGAAAAATTAAGGGAATTATATTCCGGAGAAAAATCACTAACAGCAAAATTAAAAAAGAGCGATGTCGTTGAAATACGATGTCGCTTTTTACAAGGAGAAACACAAAAAGAAATCGCTGAAGATTATCCGGTAACAAGGCAAACGATATTTGACATCGTAAGCGGCCGGAGATGGAAAAGTGTGCCGAACACGCTGGAAGAATTAAAGGAGATGCAAAGATGAAAAACGATGCAATAGGAAGCAGACAATCGAGTTGTAAGCCGGGCGAATTCCGAGCGGTAACAGATGGAGACGAGAAGTACATCGAGGGTTATTTCGCTGTGTTTGGCTCAAATTATGACATCGGACCGGGTATGAGCGAGTCTATTGATTCTCATGCTTTTGATGACGCGATACAAGGAGACATTCGGTGTTTAACCGATCATGATACAAGACTTGTGCTGGGGAGAACGGCGGCAAAGACGTTCGACCTGTCGGTCGATTCACACGGGCTGTATGGACGCGCGTTGGTCAATCCGAACGACCAAGACGCACTCAACACGCACGCGAGAGTTGATCGGGGGGATATATCCCAAGCAAGCTTTGGCTTTGACATTCTGGACGAGGAATCCGAAATCCGAGAGGACGGAAGTGTTCATTGGACGATCAAGGCGGTTAAGTTGTACGAATGCTCAGTAGTCACGTTTCCTGCCTATCAGGAGACGAACATTCAGGCGCGTTCCGAAGATGTGGCGACAGTAAAAAAACGCGAAACGGAAGCGCTGAAAGAAAAACTGAAATCAAAGTTGAAAGGAGACGCTTAAATGGCACTCAGAGTTTTAATGCTTCGCAAACAGCGTGACGATCTCAACAAGAAGCTGAAGGCACTTGTAGAGAAAAAAGAAGCGCTGGAAAAGAGAGAAGCGGAAGCGGCAGAAGCCATCGAAGAACTGACAGAAGAGTCAACAGAAGAAGAAAAGGCCGCAGTCAGTGAAGAGGTAGACGCCATCGAAGCGGAAAAAGACGCTCTTGAAAAAGAAGAAACTGACCTGAATGAAGAAGTCAGAAAGATCGAAGAGAGCATAGCCGCTATCGAAGAAGAGCAGGGCGAAGATCCTGTGCCGGAAGAAAAGCCGGTTGAAAAAGAAGAGAGAAAGGAAAAAGACGAAACAATGAGAAAGAGATTTTTCAATCTGAACGAGATGGAAACAAGAGACATGTTCGCACGCGAAGACGTGAAGGCATTCCTTGAAGAGACGCGTTCAGCGATCAAAGAAAAAAGGACTATCACAGGCGCTGGTCTGTTAGTACCTGAAGTGTTCCTCGGACTTCTCCGCGAGAACATCCTTGAGTATTCAAAACTGTACAAGCACGTTGACGTGAGAGCGATCGGCGGAAACGGCAGAGCCGTGATCATGGGAAGTATTCCTGAAGCCGTATGGACAGACTGCTGCGGCAACCTTAACGAGATGGACCTTACGTTCAACGATCTGGAAGTTGGCTGCTGGAAGGTTGGCGGTTACTATGCAATCTGCAACGCAACACTGGAAGACAGCGACATCGACCTTGCTTCCGAGATCATGACTGCTCTGGGACAGGGAATCGGCTATGCGCTTGACAAGGCTATCCTGTTCGGACTTGGAACAAGAATGCCTATGGGGTTCTTCACAAGACTGGCACAGACATCAAAGCCGGCTGACTATCCTGACACAGCAAGACCGTGGGTTGACCTGCACACATCAAACATCCTGAGCATTGCTTCCGGAACAACGGGCGCAGACCTTGTTTCCGCAATCGTTGAAGCGGCAGGAAATGCCAAAGGCAAATACAGCAGAGGCGAGAAAGTTTGGGTCATGAATGAAAAGACCTACACCGCTCTGGCTGCAGCCACAGTGACAACTACTGCAGACGGAAACATCGTGACAGGGATATTCGACCGCATGCCTGTAATCGGCGGGATCATCGAAGTACTGGACTTCGTTCCGGACGACATGATCTTCGGCGGATATCTTGACCTGTATCTGCTTGCAGAAAGAGCCGGCAATAATTTCGCCTCTTCAGAGCATGTCAGATTCCTGAATGACCAGACTGTCATGAAGGGCACAGCAAGATATGACGGAGCGCCGGCAATAGCTGAGGGCTTCGTAGCAATCGGAATAAACGGAACCACACCGAGCGCGGCTGGCATCACATTCGCACCGGACGAGGCAAATTCCGAGAGCGAGTAAGTTATTGACAGGCGATAAGCCTGAAGGATAGAGGAAGGAGAAAAAGCATGTCGGACAGCGAATTACTGGCCATGCTCAAAGTTGACTTAGGTCTGACAGTCGAGAGATATGATAACAGACTTTTGCAGTACATCAGGGGAGCCAAAAAAGAAATCGAAAGAGAAGGCGCATTGCTCGACATGTCAGACATCGACCACTGCAACCTTGTGGTGATGTACTCCGCCTGGCTGTGGAGGAACAGAGCGAGCGGTGCGGGCATGCCGAGAATGGTCCGGTATGCTTTGAACAACCTCGTTCTGTCACAGAAGATGGCCGGAGGTGAGTCAGAATGATAGACGATGTTTGCACACTTATCGGCGCGGGCGAGACCACGCTTGACGAATATCTCAACGAGGTATCGGAGAGAGAAGAGCGAGAGGTCATGTGCCGTGTGTCGGATGTGGTAAGGCATGAGTTTTATCAGGCAGCGACTGCCGGCCTTCAGCCGGAGTGGACCATACGACTGTCAGACTTTGCGGAGTATAACGGCGAGAAAGAAGTCAGATACAACGGCGAAGTTTACTCGGTTTTGAGAACATACCGCGATGATGGGTCTTTCCATTCAAGGAATGGAATGTTCCCGAACGAGATCGAGCTGATAGTCGGCTACAAGATCGGCACAGCGGCGAAGGGGGTGTCTGAATGACTATACAGGAAGCATTGACACAGACGGGTCTGCCTGTACGGTACAGTCACTTCAAGACGCCGAAAAGCCTTCCGTATATCGTGTATATCGGAGACGGGCAGAACACCTTCCCTGCTGACAATACATTCTATGACAGGCACAATCTCTATCAGGTTGAATACTACTTCAACAAGAAGGACGAAGCCGCCGAAAGCGCGCTTGAACAGGCGCTGCTGGACAGCGGCTTTTTCTATGAGAAAAGCGCGGACGCATACATAGAAGATCAGGATATATTCCTGATCTACTATTCAGTGTGGACGCACAAAGGAGCGCAGGCATGAGCGTAAGGATGGACTTCAGCGAGCAGTGCAGGATCATCTTTGAAGAGGTCGGCGAGAAAGTCGAGCGGGTGGCTGAGTCAGAGATGAACGCCATTGCAAAAGAGACTGCACAGCGGATAAAAACCGAAGCGCGGATCAAGAAAGGACTGCATGACACAGGCGAATACGCGAGCGGTTGGGCAGTCAGAAAGCGTGGGGGCAAGAAGATCCCGGGGTTTACTGTTTACAACAGAACAAAACCTGGGCTGACCATGCTCTTGGAGTTTGGCCACGTGATCAGAAACGCTCAAGGAGTCTACGGCCGGGTGATGGGCATTCCCCACATCCAGCCGGCGGAAAAGTGGGCGGAGCAGATGATATTGCGGCGCTTAAACCAAAAATTATAAGAGAAAGGATTAAACAGCATGAATGCGAATAAAGTAAGATTCGGTCTCGAGAAACTCTACATTGCGAAAGTAACCGAAGAAAACGGCACGCTGACATATGGAACACCGGTGCCGTTTCCGGGTGCTGTAAGCATTACTGAAGAAGCCAGAGGCGATGAAGCGGAGTTCTGGGCAGACAATGTTCCATACTTCCTTTATAGATCCTCAACAGGCAGAGACGTAACACTGACAGTTGCGGAAGTCCCTGAGTTCTTCAAGACAGACTATCTCGGAGCCACAAAAGACGAGAATGGCGTGCTTGTAGAAGGCGGCGCTGACACCAGACAGAACTTTGCACTTTTGTACGAGTTTGACGGAGACCAGCACGCAACGAAGCACTGCTATTACTACTGCAAAGCTTCTCTGGGCTCACTTGAGGGAGAGACTATCGGGGACAACGGCACAGAGCCTCAGACTACTGAGCTGACGATCGCCGCTCTTCCGAGACCTGATAACAAATACGACAAGATATCCACAGGCGACACGATAGACGACACCGTCTTCGCTAACTGGTATCAGAGCGTATATGAGCCGGATTTCGGCAGTAACTAAAAATTTGGCTGGGGCTTGAACGCCCCGGCCTCTTTGGGAGGTATGACATGATTAAAAAGACTGTAACTGTAGACGGGGAAAAAGTAACTTTCAAAATGTCGGCGGCAACGCCGAGGATTTACCGGGCGCAATTTTCCGAAGATTTGTTATTCCAAATGCAGGCAGGGCTCGATTCTATGGAACCCATAGAAAACCTTGCATGGGTAGCAGCCGGGTGCCCGGAGAAATCCGTTGAAAAATGGTTAGAGACGCTTCCGCCGAGTTTCGCGGTAGAAATGCCGGACATCATCATGACGATGTGGACGGAAAACAGCGCAACAGTCGCGACAGGCAGTGAAGCGCTCGAGGATGAAGAATCAAAAAACGCAGTAAAGGAAGAGAGCTGAACACCGCCCTCTTCCTTTTGCGGTGTACAGAGATAGGATTATCACTTGGGGATCTGGAGCATGTAACTATCGGCATGGTCTGGGATATCCTCGAAGAAAAGAGAAAAGACAATAACGGATTTATCCGTAACGCCACACAGGAGGACATGGATAAATTTGCGAAAGGATAGAATATGGCAGGAACGATCAAAGGCGTAACGATTGACTTTAACGCGTCAACGACAAAGCTGGACGCGGCGTTCAGAAAACTAAATGCAGAAGCAAACGCTGTGCAGAGAGAGTTGCGCGGGATCAACACGCTCCTGCGCATGAATCCGTCAAGTGTGGTTTTGGCTTCGCAGAAAACGCAAATGCTGGGCAAGGTCGTAAAAGAGACGGAGATCAAACAGCGCCAGTTGAAGCAAGCACTGGCACAGGCCAACACTGCGGGCGTGGATAGAACGTCAGCCTCTTATCGGAAACTCGAAAGAGAACTTGAGCTGACGAACATCAAGCTGAAACAACTGAAACAAGAACAGTTGGAGTGGACGGCCTCGCAGTCGCGCATAGGCAAGATGTCAACTGCCATGACCAACTTCGGAGCCAAGGCAAACGCGGCAGCCAACAAAGTCAAATACTTGTCGCTGGCGGCTGCAGGAGTGGCTGCGCTGTCACTTCGGGCAGGCATGAACTTTGACGAAGGAATGTCAAAGGTGCAGGCGGTATCCGGAGCGACAGGGCAGGAACTTGACGCATTAAGAGAGAAAGCCAAGGAGATGGGCGCACGCACTAAGTTCTCGGCAACTGAAGCGGCGGAGGCCATGAACTACATGGCGATGGCAGGCTGGAAGACCGAAGATATGCTCGGCGGTATCAGCGGTGTCATGAACCTGGCGGCGGCTTCAGGTGAAGACCTGGCCACCACATCCGACATCGTAACAGACGCGCTGACAGCGTTCGGACTTAAAGCCGAAGACAGCGGACACTTTGCTGACGTTCTTGCGGCGGCTTCATCGAATGCGAACACCAACGTGCGCATGATGGGCGAGACATTCAAGTATGCGGCGCCAGTCGCTGGATCTCTCGGCTTCACAATAGAAGACACCGCCAACGCTATCGGGCTGATGGCAAACGCAGGAATCAAATCCAGTCAAGCCGGTACAGCACTGAGACGGATCATGACCGTCATGTCGAAAGACTTCAAGATATCCGGCAAAGCGATCGGCGATGTGACCATAAAGACAACCAACGCAGACGGGTCGATGAGGTCTTTGAGTTCGATACTCAAGGACACTCGTAAGAGTTTTGGAAAACTGACGGAATCAGAAAAGGCAAACGTGGCGTCAACTCTTGTTGGCAAGAACGCCATGTCAGGGTTCCTCTCGTTGATGAACGCGTCACCGAAGGACATCAAGAAGTTAGAGGACGCGCTCGGAAACGCAGACGGAGCAGCCAAGAGCATGGCAGACACTATGCTGGCCAACACCAAAGGGTCAATCACGATCCTGAAGTCAACTCTTGAGTCTGCGGCAATCTCGATATCAGAAACTCTTGCGCCAATGCTTACACAGGTGGTCGAAGGCATAAGAAAGTGGGTCGAGAAGTTCAACGAACTTTCACCTGCCACGAAAGACATGATAGCCAAAGTCGTATTATTCACAGCAGTAGGGTTCCCCGCGCTGAAGATAATCGGAGGGATGGCCACAGGCCTTGGTACTTTGCTGAAGCCACTGTCAATGGTAGCAGCGAGGTTAGGACTTGGAGCGGCAGGCACAAGCAAGTTCAGCGCATTGCTGGCGAAAGTCCCCGGACCTGCCAAATTGGCGGTCGGAGCGGTAGGCGCTCTTGCTCTTGCTATCAAGGCGCACCAGGACAGGATATACGGAGCAACGAAGGCCTATGAAGAGGGCAAGGCCGCGCGGCAGGAAGCCATAGCACAGGCGATGGCGGAAGCGAGCGGGGCAGACGTACTTTATCAGAGGCTTCAGGCTCTTATGGAGGTTGAGAACAAATCCGCAGGGCAGAAAGCAACGATCAAGAAGATAGTTGAAGAACTGAATGGATCTGTGGCAGGGCTCAATCTCAAATACAACGAAGAAACCAACGAGCTGAACAAGAACAACGCAGCGATACGCGAGAAGATCGAGAACATGAAAAAAGAAGCAGAAGTGGCGGCTTATCAGGAAGCCATCACATCTGCATTCAAATCACGGATAGCGGCGGAGAAACAACTGGCCACAGCCGAGAAAAACTTGACTGCGGCGAAGCGAGAGTATGACAAACTTGCGAAAAATCCGCACGTGAACGAAGAAGAAATCCAAGGCGCAGCGACACAGGTTCAGGCGATGAAGGAAGCCTACGATGACGCCACAGAAGCCGTGGCAAACTGTGACGAGGAAATTGACGGGTACAATAACAAGATACTTCGCGCTCAGGGCCAGACCAAGGGCTTGAGAAATTCCATATACTACGGCTCAACAGCCTTTGAAGAGTTGAAGAAGAAAGCGGGCCAGACGGGCTATGCGTTCTCGAACACGCTCATAAAAGGTATGAAGCAGGGGCGTATACGCGTACCAAAGACCGTTAAAGGCATAAACCAAGCAATCAAATTCGATGAGGCGATAAGGCGTGCAAAGAGAGCCGGTATCAATGTTGACAAAATGTTGCGTGACGGCATGATCAGCAACACCGACACGCTGTCAGCGGCAACAGCAAAGATCAACGCAAAGATCGAGGGCGGAATCGACATAGACTGGACAGCCTTCGGAGCAGATATCACAAGGGGTATTGCAACCGGCATGATCCAGTCGGGGCCTCTCGGAGCATTAGCAGGGGCCGTGTCGACAGTGGCCTCATACACGCAGAAAGCCGGTAACAAGAAATTCAAGAGAAACTCTCCGGCGAAGATCATGTACCCTCTCGGCGAAGGCGTGACCGAAGGTATCGCGGCTGGAATGAAGAGGGGTCTGCACTTCATCGACTCGGCAATGGAGACGACAAAGCGCGCGCTGCTTAGCGCAGCGAACATGAACGCAAACATGCTTGGAGGATATAATGCAGACCACGTCACCGGTGGGATAGTTCCTGCAGGCGGTAACACGATAACAATTAACAGCACAGTCAGCGGAGCGGAAAACCCTGAAGAGTACGCTTCGAGACTGGCAAGGCAAATCAAATTACAGTTGAGGACGGTGTAATATGCCAAGCGAAATATTCTTAACTGAAGTTACAGAAAGAACAAAAAAACCGACTGGGCTTTCCATCACAAGAAGCCAGGACAAGTTCAAGATCTCATGGAAAATCGGAGACAAGAACTACGGAGGCGGGCAGCTTCTGAAGTGGAAGACGAACCAGTCAAGCAAGTGGAACACGATCAAACTCGGCCCGAATGTCACCAGTAAAACTATCAAGCTGAACTTTGCGAATTATATTCCAGCCACAAAGAAGGCTCTGTCGTATTTGCGGGTGGAGATCGAAGGCCTCCGGGACAACTACACTACAGGCTCGGGGCAGAAGACATGCACGCATATAATGAAGTGGTCCGACAGTTCCATGGTGATCTATTACACAGAGATCCCGAACGCTCCAAAAGTCACAGTCGAGCTTGATGACGAGCTGAACAACCGTTGCAAATTCACATGGACAACAGCGACATCTGACACGGCCAAGAAGATATTCAGGTCGACAGAGTGGCAGACCGTTCTGCTGAAGAATTCAAACATCACAGACGGGGCGGAAGCGTTCAAAGCCACAAGAGTGGCAGGGACATACGAGACGGGCACAAGCACCGCTAACAATACAAAGACATTCACAGAAGACACAAGTTACATCAATCAGTCGGACTCTTACACAAGATGGTTCCGCATAAGAGCAAGAGGCCCGAAAGGCTCCTCTTCATGGGTGTACAAAAAACACGTTTATGCAAGAGCCTATGCAGCCACAGACGTGGAAGCGAAAGCGCTGTGGATTGAGAGCGGGTTCCGCATAGACATGACATGGCAGTCGAGCAGGAACAATCATCGGCCTGTCGATAAGATTATGATCCAGTATCTGGACGCGATCCCAGGAGCAGGGATGGCACCACCGGCAGGCGCCACGTGGACAGATGTAATGAGCGTGGCTTATAAAGACGGGTCAGACGGGGCAAGGTTTGTGTTCGATGAAGGACTGGAAGATGACCACTGCTTGTTCGTGAGAGTGGTCACAGTCCATGACAGGGAAGAGACACCGAGTGAAGCGGCGATAGCGATATACGGGAAACTCGCAGATCCGGAACTGAATAGCGTGACACCTGTAGTCGAGACGCACAGAGCGACTATTAACGCGGAGAACAAATCAAGCGTTCCGGGGTCGTTCCTTGCGGTCTTATTCAAGAGTGACGAATTCCCAGATGAAGAGATTTGTGTGGGAATAATCACAGGAACGTCAACGACAGTCCAGTGCCCTGACTGGGGCACTCACAACGTAGCGTTCGGAGTGAGGGCGTGCGTTGGAGAATATTCACCGCAGACGAGAGACGATGGAGTCACGGCTTATTCGGTCAGCACCATCGGCGGAATGGCTTCAAACCCTGTGTGGGATAACGGCCAAGTGCCGGTCGCTCCGGATGGAGTGTCGGTCACAAGGACAAACACACCCGGAACTGTCCGGGTAAAGTGGAACAACACATGGACAGAAGCTGACAGCGTTGAACTCGCATGGGCAGACCATGAGGACGCATGGGAATCAACAGACCCGCCTTCGACTTACTCTGTAAGCAATGCGTATGCGGCGGCATGGAACATCGCAAATCTCGAAGTAGGCAGAAGATGGTACTTCAGAGTGCGCCTTGTAACGGGAGCAGGAGAGAGCGCGACACCAGGCCCGTGGTCGGAGATCGTCAGCATAAGTCTGTCGGAAGCACCGGCGATCCCTGCGCTTACGCTATCACAACCGGCGATACCTGCGGACGGAGTAGTCACCGCTTCATGGGGCTATGTGTCCGGAGACGGAACACCACAGGCGTATGCTGAAATATGCACATCAGAGATCGTATCAGGCGAGATCGTGTACGGCGAAATTATAGCGACAGTGACCACACCACAGCACATTGACCTTTACGCCGAAGAACTCGGCTGGGCGGTCGGGGATATTTATAACCTGTGCGTGCGTGTCGGTTCAGCAAGCGGCGAAGTGTCGGAATGGTCAGAGCCAAACTCGGTCATGATCGTGCCGCCTATTGAGATCGCGATAACGCAGACATCACTTGCTGATTATCATGTGGTAAGTGCAGAAGCAGACACTACACCATACCTCTTTCGACCTTCACCAGCACTTACAGAAGATTATGACCGCCTCATGCTTAACAAGGTTGTAGGCGGTACGCTGGCGGTTAATCAGTTGGTGCAAACTACTGACACAGAAGTTACCGTTACAAGCGGACACAAATATCTGTCTAAAATAAACGATGTTCAGACGGTAGCACAGAGCGACGGAACAGCCATAGCAATAAATGACGGAACGAAAGACAATGTATTTGACTTAACCGCCATGTTCCCCACCACCATAGCCGACTACGTATACAACCTTGAGCAATCCTCGGCAGGAAGCGGAGTAGCATGGCTTAAGCAGTATTATCCGAGCATATTCAATTCGCATCTGCCGTACAACTCTGGCGAATTGATGAGCGTGGAAGCAAGCGCTCATGTTATGGGCAATAAAAACCTATGGGGTAGTTTGCCTATGGCACAATCATTCGAGGGGAAAACAAACGCTTATACCCTTGACGAAACTAACAAAACATTCACGTACGCAAGATCAATTACTGTTCAGCCCGAAGTTATATTTGACTATGATTTCGAGAATAATACACAGTACACATTGTTGTTGACTTATTCAAGTGCAGGCGATAATACATCGCTCCGTGTAGCATTTACAGACGGCACTTATTCAACAGTAAACTTGCCAACATCGTCCACGAAAACTACTGTAGCGAAACTATTACAGCAGACAGGCAAAACGATAGACAGTATCGAACTTTCAGGGTATTCCTACGGACTTGTAACTGTATACTATGAGGAAAGTGGACTATTTAAGGGCAATATTACGGCAGACGATTTCGAGCCGTATATCCGAACATCATACCCACTTGACAGCGACCTTGTTTTGCGAGGTGTCCCGAAACTTAATAACGGAGTGCCGTACTATGACGGTGACGAATACAAGAGTGACGGAAGCGTGAACAGGCGGTATACAGAAGTAGACTTTGCAGACTTTACTTTCGGCACTGTTACAGTAGGCACAAGCGGAAGCGGTGTCAAATATGCAGATGTAATACTGGCAGGCGTAAAAGGGAACGAAAGAGCAATATCAAATAAATACACGTGGTTACTTAATAGTGACACAGGCGTAGACAAATCATTCAAAACGTATTCAAATGCTTTTACGATATACGATAATCGTTTCACAGACGCAGACACGGTAAAAAATATACTTATGTCTGAAGCGGTGTCTATTGTTTATATGCCTTTAACACCAACAACCGAAACCGCAGACCCTTACGACAGAGTGCAAGAGTGCTACAAAGACGGGACAGAGGAGTTTGTTTCAAGTAACGTAGTTCCTGTTGGTCATAAGACAGAATATGCTAAGGCTTACGATGTCCCAACTCTGACAGACATGCCGTTAACTGTGACAGTAACAGGAGCAGGAGAGACCGGAGAAACGACTGTGGCGGTTGAGCGTGCGCAGAGCTATTATCTGGACCGGCCGGATGAGAGGACCTTCACGGGGCATGAAGGCGAGACTATAGCATTATACTCGCAGATGGGAGCAGCGCAGATCACGATCGAAAAAGACGAGCTGATCGGGCCACTGGACGACGGAGCGCTTTACAGATTAGTCGCGACAGTACAGGACGGCTTCGGACAGAGCGCGGAGGCTTCAATAGAATTTGAGGTCCACTGGGACCACCAGGCACTCATGCCGGAGGCGACAGTCGAGATCGACAACGAGAATTACATCGCGATCATAACTCCCATCGAGCCACAGGGAGCGGAGCAGGGCGACACCGTGGACATTTACAGGCTATCAGTCGACAGGCCCGAGCTGATCTATTCCGGAGCGGAATTCGGAACAGCATACGTCGACCCATTCCCGGCACTCGGAGAGATGGGAGGACACAGGATCGTTTATAAGACCGCCAACGGGGATTACATCACCGAGGACAACGAGCTGGCGTGGACGGATTACACACAGGAAGATACCGGCGGTATCGACACAATGTTCAATATCATCGACTACAGCAACGGACAGGTCCAGCTGATGTACGACATTACATTATCGAGCGGCTGGGATAAAGACTTTCAGGAAACCAAGTATCTTGGCGGACATATTCAGGGCGACTGGAACCCTGCAGTCAGCAGGTCCGGCAATGTAGGCGGAGCGGTCGCAACAGTAAAAGACCAGGAGACTATCCAGGCCATGAGAAGGTTGGCTGACAGCGCTGGTATCTGCCACGTGCGGACGCGTGACGGGTCAAGTTACGCTGCAGACGTTCAGGTTTCCGAATCGAGAGACATGGGACAGGACGTAGTGAGAGCGGAGTTTACTCTGAACATTACTCGTGTTGATCCGGAAGGATATGAGGCCATGACGTTGGCAGACTGGACGAGAGAGGGAGACTGATGGACTGGAACAAAGGTTTTTCGGCCACTTACTATATGAGCATAGTAGACCCGGCGACATGGAGAGATGTTGGGCGAGTGGAGATCATAGAAGGCTCGGTCAACCGAACTGACTCGGCTTTAAGACATGCGGCGGACGTGACCTGCAGAGACTATGAGCCGGGTACAGAGTCGTGGGTGAGGATATATCTTGACGCACGGCAAGGGCAGAGCGGAGCGCACGAGCCTATCTTCACAGGGCTGGCAACTTCCCCGGAGACAGCGATTAACGGAAATGTAAAAGAATATCCTCTTCAGTGCTTTTCAGTTTTGAAGCCTGCGGAGGATATTTATTTACCGCGAGGGTGGTATGCGCCCTCAGGAATGGAAGGCGCGGCAGTTATCAGACAGTTGCTTTCTGTCTGCCCGTGTCCTGTTAAGATCACAGGTGAAAGCCCGGCACTGTCGCAGTCGATAATAGCTGAAGACAGCGAGACGCATTTGTCGATGGTTGACAAGGTGCTGGTTGCTATCGGCTGGAGACTTCGGGTGAACGGGTACGGCATAGTTGAGATTTGCCCTCCGGCGACAGAACCGAGTGCGACTTTTGGCATCTTGGACAATGACTCAATCGAGCCACAGATCACTCTTGCGCATGATTGGTATCAATGCCCGAACTGCTTCAGAGCCACTCGCAACGACATGAGCGCAGTGGCAAAAGACGAGTCTGACGGCCCTCTGTCGATAAGCGCGCGAGGACGTGAAGTCTGGAAGCAGGACACATCATGCGACCTTGCGAACGATGAGTCGATAGCAGAGTACGCAGTTCGGAGGCTCAAGGAAGAACAGGCGAGATATATAAAAGCAAACTATAACAGGCGATACAATCCTGAACTGTTAGTGTCAGACCTTGTGCGGCTGCATTACCCAGCACAGGGTCTTGATGGCATATATAAAGTTACAACACAGGACACCACGCTCACATTCGGAGCGGCTACATCGGAGGAAGTTACTAATGGCGGACATGAAGAGAACGGCTAATGACATCATCCGGGCGATGAAAGAAGCCGGGAAAAAACAGCCTTCTGCATACGACACCACGGCAGAGGTCAAAAGGGTAGAGGGCTCGACAGCCTGGGTGCATATACCCGGCGGAGTTGACGAGACCCCGGCAGCGCTGACCATTGACGCGGCGGTCGGAGATACCGTGCAGATAAGAGTGGCTGACGGCAATGCCTGGCTGACAGGCAACCAGACCGCTCCGCCGACATCGGACAAGACCGCCAAAGAGGCACTCAAGGCTGCCGCTGGCGCGGCGAAGACAGTCGAACGCGGGCTGGTAAGCGACACGCTTTATTATTTGGCTTCCGACCAGGCCAGCGGGGTCACAGTAGACACACCCGGCTGGAGCGAGGAGCCGCAGGAGATCACAGAGGCCCTGCCGTATCTTTGGATATATCACCTTTACACTTACGCGGACGGACGGACCGAAACAACGGAGCCGTGTATCGTGGGCGTGTATGGACCGCAGGGGCAGGACGGGCAGGATGGGCAAGATGGACAAGACGGTACAGACGGCGTTTCGGTAACATCTGTAACACCGCAATATTATCGGTCGACATCATCAACCGCGACAATAGGTGGAACATGGTCCTATTCGCTACCGGAATATGTAAGCAGCAGATATTACTGGACAAGGGATGAAATCACGTACAGTAATGGAAATACCGACCACAGCACGGCTGTCTACAGTCCGGGGCTCACTCAAGCGGCGCAGCTTTCGTACGATACCGCCCAGCATTTCTGGACGAGAAACGTGACAAGCCCGGGGAACATACCGAACGGAGCATACGTGACAGAGCAAACCGAAAGCTCATACTTGAGCAGCCCGACAGGTGGAGCCACGCTTATTCGGTCGAATAAAGTGGATATATTAGTCGGCAATAAACCATATTCAAGATTTGACGGCAACGGCACCCATATCTACGAGGGGACCGGAACACCGGCAAGCCCGGGGAGAGAACTCGCCACGTTCAGCGGCGGCGGCGTACGGTTTCAAAACGAAAACGATGTCAAGATTTTTGACGTGGGATATACCGCCTCGAAAACGGCGTTCGGGCATATCGATGTATTCCCTTATAGCAATGAGACAACCTTTGTCATGCAACTCCCGTGGAGTATGTCCTCAAGCAGTATAACTCTGAAATTTTTCACAGACTATCCAAAAGGGCAAGTTTCTGGGATAACTACAACGGGTCATTATACAGTAAGCACAAGCACATCGAAGGTGACATTGGACAGCACACTGTGTTCGAGTTTGCGATCAAATAGCGTTAAGTTTGTTTCTGTACAGTATAGTGCACGCGGCTCATTTCCATATTATATCCTCGGGACATCTTCAGCCGACCCAACAACGCTGGGAGAATTTTCAGCCATGATTGGGGAGAATAACAGGACAAAAAATGCAGCGGGCGCGTCCTTATGTGTTGGAGAAAGTAACATGACTGGCAACCTAAATTCGGTCGCTGCCGGGCAATATTCCGAAGCATTAGGCATGAATTGTATGGCCATAGGCAAAGGCGCGGCCGCAGGTTGGGGGCAAGGACAACAGAGCGCTCAACTTGCAATTGGAGAATACAATATAAGGGCAGCAACAAACGGGACTGCATTTGTGATCGGTAATGGCTCAGATGACAGCACCCGCTCAAACGCTTTCACAGTTGACTATACTGGGAAAGTAAACTCAGCCGGGTCAATCACAGCCGGAGGACTCCCCAGCGGCCTGCTTGCTGAAGAAGTATCAATCGTTGACAACCTATCAGTCACGACAACAAACCCAACGGCAGAGGGGACAAAGAGCGTGGCAAAGACAGGTTACACGCCAATCGGAATAGTTGGCTTCCGATGTGTCAACGCTTCATCGAGCGGGACAGGCGGAGCACTTGGGGTAATATCCCACGCATACTTGAGCGGGACGAACAACGCCACTGCGAATTATCGAGTTAGGAACTGCGGAGCCGCAACGATGAAGGTCCGCATTTATTTTACGATACTATACGCGTTAAGTTAGGAAAGAGGAACAACTAAACAGGCGAAACGCTCAAAACAGAGTGCTACATTCATGAGGGCTGACCACAGAGGTCGGCTTTTTTAGTGGAGGACATAAAAATGAAACTCAAAGAATACATCAGCATATATGAAAACGAGGTCGAGCCGTCTACTAACAAGGCTGACTACGACATCGATTTGACACTTATCAACACGCAGGACGCGGAAGATTCAGCAGGGGAGGCGATGGGATGATTAAACCTTATTTTTGGAAGCAGACCGACTCCAGATGGAGGAACAAACGTATCGGAAGCATGACCCTCGGCGGCGGCGGGTGCGGGCCAACGTCCATCGCAAACCTGATCAGCCCGCTTCTGAAGAAGAAATACACCCCGGCGAAAGTCTGGGACTACATGAAAAAAAGAGGATACCTGATACCGGGTGCCGGCTCCACATGGGCCGGCATTACTGCTACTTTGAAGCATTACGGTATCGACTTCAAGGTAACCTATAACGACAACGAAGTCAGAGCGTGCCTTGAGAAGGGATGGTGGATGATAGGCCTTTGCGGTCCGTCGCGCTGGACCTCTTCAGGGCATTATATCGTGATTTATAAGTTGACCAAGACCGGGCACATTCTTGTGTCTGATCCGTATTCCTCTTCAGACTACTGCCAAAAGGACGCTTATCTTTCCGAATATCTGAAGTGCAACAAATGCAACTGGATCGCGATCAACCCGAAAGACTATCCCGGCGGGCAGTCTAACCCGAAACCTGGACAGAAGACCAAAGTACAGACCCTCTTCATAGACACGGCGGCGGCCAACATCAGGAAAGGCCGCGGCATGAACTACGGAGTCAAAGCTGTGGTCAAGAGAGGAACGAAGCTGAAGGTCTACTCAAGACAGGACGGATGGTACAAGATCAAAAGTGGCAAATATAAAGGCTACTATGTGTCGGCTTCTGTGCTGACAAGGTTTGAGCCGTTCGTTCACGAGTACAAAGCCCTCTTCAAGATGAATGTCAGAAGAGGCGCGGGCAAGTCAACCGAAGTCAAAGGCGAGGTCAAGAAGGGCACACGTTTGACGTCAAGCAAGAGATCCGGAGATTGGTTATACTTCCCGGCAGTCAAAGGCTGGATCAGGAGGATCTCCGGGGACGGAAATAAGTTGTATTTGAAGAAATTAAAGTGAGAAAAGAAAAATGACTTTTGATGTAATTTTGAAATTGATCCTGACGATGTTCGGGAGCCTCGGCTTCTGGGAGTTTCTGAAGCACCTTATCATGACCAGACGGAAGAAGAAAACCGCAGAGCAGGAAGCGCTCCTGTCTATCTCGCAATATTTGCTTTATCCAAAACTCGAGGAGATATACTTCCGGGGGAAGGTAGGGTATGACGAGATGGAGATGGTTACTTCCCTATTCAAGGCTTACCGCAGACTCAGAGGCAACGGCACGACCGAGAGGCGGTATGCGCAGGTGGACGCGCTTCCGCGTGTCAAGGACGATGAGATAGAGAAAGGAGTTTGGCGATGGATTTAGAATTTATAATTGATTTGTACATTCCAATAGTGATGGTGATCTGTTTGTGTCTGGGGTTTGTCTGGAAGAAGTTCTTCCCGGCGGACAATAAATGGATACCGCTGATTTTGATGATCGTGGGCGGAGTTCTTGGTTGTGTAGTGGCAAAAGACATCGCCATAGATCACATCGCTGCCGGCATGGTAACAGGCCTGGCGGCTACAGGGCTGCACCAGGTATTCGCTCAACTTATCGGGAGCGATGAGTAAGGCTTCACACGTTCCCAGTCTGCGCGTTCCCAATTGCGCGCAAAGTGTGGAGCGTTTCATGTTTACCTCCTTAATATAGGCAACCGCAATCAAGGCAGGGCTTCGGCTCTGTCTTTTTTGCGTTTTTGAGAAACTCAATCAAGAACGAAACGCAAAAGCAGAAGGAAGAACACTGTCAAACTACATCGAGAAGCTGATAGCAGAGGACGAAAAGCGAAAAGCGGGCAAATAAACCCGCTTTTCAAGGTATCATATATCCTTTTTCTTCTAAAAGACGCTTAAATCGAAAAATAGAGCGTATTCGGCTGTAAGCGTTGGAATTACTGCACTGTAGCGGTCACTGCTTTTTGAGTTTGCCGTTTTCATACACATAAACCTCGGTTTGGGGCGTGTCATCGACATAAGCGCCGTCATCAATGATGATATTGGTCGAGATCACATTGTTGGCAGCGTGAACACCGTGGCCGGCTTGGTCTTCATAGTAGATCATCGCAAAGGTATAGTCCTTGTCCTTGACATCCTGTTTATACCAGGCGGCGAGGCCCTTCAGTGTGCAGTCGGCGCTGTCCGCGTATTCATACAGAGCAAGGCCGCCGCTGTCAGGGGCGACTTCTTCACCGCGGCCGAAGTAGAGGCTGCCGTCTTCAAGGTAGTCTTCGGCAGGCTCTTCACCATAATTATATGTCGGACCTTGCGAACACCCTGCGATCGATATGACCAGCAAGAGCGAAAGAATAATCGTGATAAGTTTTTTCATTTTTTCACCTCCGTCTGTTGCAATATAGTATAGCATAGTGTATTATATAAGGGAAGAAAAAAACAACAGGAGGCAAACATGGAAGGGAGAAAAGCGCATGTGACGCTTACGATTGACGCCAAGATGTGGGAGATCGTGAAGCGTAAAGCAGAAGACGAGAACAGAACAGCGTCCAACTATGTGGAGACTGTCCTGAAGAAAGCATTATCGGAGCAGTAGAGGCTCCGTAAAAAGAAGAGTGTTATCTATTCCGAAAATTATGATTTTTTGGCACTGTAATTATATGGAAATATTATAAGATAGCACTCTAACGCGAAGAAAGGAGTGTTATTTTTTATGAAATCTACAAGGCTAAAAAAAATCGAAGTCATTCAGACTGAAAGCCCGGACACATTCCAAGACCGCTTCAATGAAGCGATGGAAAAGCTGGCAGAGTTTGAGCCGGTGGTTGAGTTCCAGCATTTTAACGGCAGGGAACACTGTGTCTACATCACCTATGAAGAAATCAAAAGAGAATTCGACAGAGTGTCTGATGAATTCCATGCAGAAGGCATTCACTACTTATGTGACCAGTGCCCTCTTCATGATCCGGCAGAAGACGGAAGGCAGAAGTACGTCTACTGCAAGTATGCAGACTGCGGCATGACCAACCTGAAGAGGGAAGCATGCGAGATGTTCTACAAGATGATCAAGCAGAACGAGATCACACCGATCTACTAAAGGGGGAGAAGAAGATGAGAGAGATATTGAAGATAAGCGGAGCGCTGTTAGCATTTATAGCCCTGATGTTCCTGACGGGATATGGTGAGTGATCATGCTGACAAGTGCGCTAAGTAAGACCGCCGTGGCAGTACTGCTATCAATGACTGCGATGACATGGAACCCCGGAGGAGGCGAGTTCAAATGCTATGAGGACTTCAGGGCATTGACCGATACGTCCTCGCCACAGTACCAACTGCAACAGGAAGCGTGGACTGATATGTATGGACTTCGGAGAGTAGATGGCTTCTACTGCATAGCGCTGGGGTCAGCATTCGGCAGCAAGATCGGAGAAAAGTACATCATCACTCTTTCTACAGGGTATGAATTCCTGGCGATCCTGGCAGACCAGAAGGCAGATGTTGACACGGTAGACGGCCACACCCGTGACCGCAACGGGGCGGTCATAGAGTTCGTAGTTGACAGTCAGGCGCTGCCGGCAAGCGTTCGGCAAAGCGGGAGCATAAGTTCTATACCGCAGTTCGCGGGAGAAGTTGAACAGATAAGGAGGGTCAATTAATGACACAGTGCGAAAGAATATTACAGTACATGGAAAAGTTCGGGAGCATAACCAACCGGGAAGCCGTGATCAATCTTGACATCATGCGACTGGCTTCGAGGATACATGACCTGCAGAAAGAAGGCTATAACATTAAACGCGAGAACGTGAAGAAGAAGAATGAAAGCGGAGAGTTCAAGCATTACACGCGTTATTCGCTGGAGGGAGAACAATGATATATTGCAAAAGTTGCGGGAGCATTACGGACGGAAAGACGGAGCATGAAATATTCGAGCCTGGGTACGGGATAGAATATCGCACATGCTCCCTGTGCGGGAGCGACAGAGTGGAAGAGGCAATACAGTGCCCGATCTGTGGGGACTATCATCAGGACAAGCATGAGCCCGGGTGCGAAGAGTGCCGGGACAGGATATACAACGAATACGTGAGGATCTTCGAGGAATCGGAGTCATACGGCGAGTGCGGAATACCATTCCGCCGTGACAAGATACTGGAGATCATGACCTCGGTATTCGATGATTTTTACAACAAATATCTGTAGAAAGGAGTGTTATTTATGAATTTAACAGAAAGGCTTGAGCCAACAGAATGGTTGAAGTTCAACCAGCAACTGCAGACCAAAAAGCACAACGTAAGGCAGACCTTACGCGAGAAGGGAGTGCTTCAGAAGAAAGGCAAGAATGATTTTGATCATTACAAATATTTTTCAGAAGCGCAGTACAAAGAACTGTTCACAGAGTTATTCACTGAGGAGGGCCTTGAGCTGACATCTACAGTCGAGAACGTGCAGATGTATGAAGGATCTGCCAAGCAGGGCTTCGGCAGGATCGCTTCTGTGCGGTACACGCTGACGGACGTTGACACAGGGTTTTATGAAACTGCACTGGTCCCGGGTGACGGAATGGACAAAGGCGACAAAGGGCTATATAAGGCTTACACGGGAAGCCTGAAGTATTATCTGGCCAATACGTTCATGGTGGCCACCGGCGATGATCCGGAAGTGCCTGACAAGGAACTTGAAAAGAAAATTTCTAAAGCCAAGGCGAAAAACTTGGAGCAGTTGATCACAGACTGCGGGGTGCTGGTTGAGACTGTGCTTCATGAGTATAAGCACAAGAAACTGGAGGATCTGACCGCAGGCGAATACGCGGAGATCCTGAAGAGGCTGCAGGCCACAAAAAAGGAGGTAACGCATGAATAATGTATCACTTATTGGAAGGCTGACGAGAGATCCCGAACTTCGGTACACGGCGGAAAGTTCAAAAGCCGTGGCAAGGTTTTCAATAGCGATCGACAGGCCGAGCAAAGGCGAGGGCGAAAAGCAGACGGACTTTCCGAATATCGTTGTGTTCGGGAAACAGGCTGAGAGCTGTGAAAGGTTTCTCACGAAAGGCAGACAGGTAGGCATTCAGGGAAGAATACAGACAGGCAGTTACACCAACAAGGACGGTGTAAAAGTCTACACCACAGACGTGGTGGCTAACTATGTAGAGTTCCTTGGAGGCAGAGAAGAGAAAAAGGAAGAACGCGCGGAACAGCAGGTCGAGGGCTTTGCCACGATGGATAACGAGCCGCCGTTTTAGGAGGGAGAAAAAATGAGTTGTAGCAAATGGGCCTATGAGCCTGAAAAGTGTGACTTTGATTATTGCCCCGGAGACTGCGACTTCTGCAGTAAGGCAGACGAGGGAGACGAAGAATGACCAACTCAAAGCAGAAGGGCAAGCGTGGAGAATTAGAGATCGCGAAGATCCTCAAAGGCTACGGGTATGACTGCTGGAGGACAGCGCAGTACAACGGGAAAGAACAGGGGAGTCTTGCTGACGTGGTAGGGCTTCCCGGCTACCACATCGAAGTGAAGCGTGTCGAAAGTGGCCTGAAGAAGATGGACGACTTTATGGAACAGGCAGTCAGAGATTGTCAGGGCGAAGTGCCCACGATCTGGCACAGACGGAACAACAAAGAGTGGCTGGTAACTATGAGGTTAACAGACTGGATAGAACTATACGGGGGGGCGCATGACAAAGAAGAAAAATAAAACATTTATAAAGCTGTTCAGGTCAACTCTGGAAAATGACCTCTTCAACCAGAAACCATTCGATGATTGGAGAGCGTTTGAATATCTGATCCTGAAGGCGCGCATAGAGCCGTGCGACATTCCGCTGCCGAATGGCGAGATAGTACACCTTGAAAGGGGCCAGCATTTTGAAAGTCGGGCGAGCCTTGCGGAGAAATTCGGTTGGTCAGTGAAAAAACTGAAGGGCTGGGAAAATCGGATGAAACGACTAAAAATGGTACTATCACAGGGACTATCAAAGGGTACCACCTACACCGTTGAAAATTACACGTTTTATCAAGGTGAGGGGCCAGCACAGGGACCAGCACAGGGACCATCACAGGGACTAACACAGGGACCACATAAGAAGAATAATAAAGAATGTATAAAGAACGCGCGCGCGTGCGATGGTGAAACGCCGCGCGGCGCTGAAGAAAGAAAAGTGATACCTATGCCGGACGAGATCAAAAACAAGTGGCAAGACTTTATGGAGGGCTAATGAACGGAATACTGACAAAGGACGGGTACAGGATCATCCAGCATGATGACGATAAAAGCGTGATGATCTACAAAGACACAAAACTGTTAATGCGGGCGAAGGCTTCGCGGTACATGACAGAACGAGAACTGATAGAGCTGTTCGAGTTTTACAAAGAGCAGACGAACGAACTGGAGGAAACATGAAGAACATTGACGTGATACGGGAACTGATAGGCAGCATGGACGGACTGGACGAAAGAAACGAGGCGATCCGATACGGGATATATGCGATCCTGGAAAAGATCGAAGCGCCTGAAGCGAAGAGAGGCAGACCGCCGAAAGCAAAGAAGCCGTTCGATATAGGCAAGGCGAAAGCGTGCCGAGACGCAGGTTGGTCCATCGCAAAGATAGCAGACGAGATGGGAGTCAGTCCCTCGACAGTATCAAGAGAACTGAAAGAGGCACAGAAAGAGCCAGAGAGAAAACGCACAAAGATATACGACTAAGGGGGGCGGGATAGGTGAGGCTCATATGGGCGAACGAAGTCAAACAGAGATTAAACACATCGAGGAGCAAGTATCTTGCAAATGCGAAAGTGAAGAAGGCCGTTACCGATTTAGTGGACAAATGCAAAAGCATAGAGGCCCGGCCTCTTCACCATAAGGAAGGAGGAGGAAAGATGACAAACCGGGAATGGATCGAGTCACTTACTGATGAAGAATGGGAAGCGTGGTTGGACGCGGAGAGAGATTAAATGAATGCAAAAGAATTCTTAATGCGGTACAGGACCGCAGACGAAAAAGTGAAAATGCTGACAGACCAGATCGAGCGTGCGGAGTCTTCCGCTCAGGGCGCAGGGCAAGGCGATGGGCAGCCGCACGGCACAGGTACGAGCGACAAGGTAGGCAAGGCGGCGGCCAAGGCTGCGGATCTTCGGACGGCTCTTGAAGCCTGGCTCGAAGAACAGGAACGGATAAAGCTGGAGATCATAGCCGTGCTTGGAGCGATTGACAAGCGCGAACTGTTCGAGGTGCTTCAGCTGCGCTACATCGCGGACAGGCCGGCTGATGAATGGCATAACATCGCCTGCGTATTGGACAGGTCTATACGGCAGGTCCAGAGACTGCATGGCGAGGCGCTGATGATCGTGGAGGGACTAATCAATGAGCAAATCGATAATATCCAATGAGAAAGAGTGTCTGATATGCGGGATAACTACAAACCTGCACAAACATCACGTGTACTTCGGAACGGGCAACAGGAAACTTGCTGAGAGCAACGGGTGCTGGTGCTATTTATGCGCAGAACACCACACTGGCGACTTCGGAGTACACAACAACAGAGCAGTCGACCTGTATCTGAAAAGGAAATGTCAGAAGATCCTCGAAGAGGGAGGCTGGACGCGGGAAAAATTCATGAAAACATTCGGGAGGAACTATTTATGAGACTGATAGTAGGTAAAACATATTACACAAAGCCGTGGTACAACTCATGGCGTGGAATGATGAGCAGGTGTTACAGGAAGAAAGACGCAAGTTACAAGTCATATGGTGGTAGAGGTATAAAGGTCTGCGAAGAATGGCACGATATAAGAAACTTTGAAAAGTGGGTTGAAGAAAACCCATACGCAGACGGTATGACAATAGACCGTATTGACAGCAACGGCAACTATGAGCCGTCAAACTGTAAGTGGGCGACTAAGAGAGAACAAGCAAACAATAGGAGAAATACTGTTCACATATCGTGGAATGGCGAAATACATACAATCACAGAATGGGCAGAGATAATAGGCATGAACAGAAGCACGCTGAATAATAGATACTATCGTGGAGATAGGGGAGATAGGTTGTTCCGATTTGAAAGGAGATACGCAAGATGACACGCTTGATAGATGCAGACGCATTAGATTACTTAACCCACAGAGAATGTATAGGGCATGGTGAATATTACGACATGGAGATAGTAACCAAAGTGAGGATAGACAATGCTCCCACAATAGACGCAGTCGAAGTCGTAAGGTGTAAGGATTGCAAACATTATGACCAAGCATGGGATAAAAGAGGTGCTTGCTTTAATAGCAAGGGCGTGTTCGGAATACTAAACGATGATGACTATTGCAGTTACGGAGAAAGGAGAGAGCCATGACAAGAGAAGAAGCAATTGAAAAATTAACAGAAACGGAGTACACAGACCGAGATTTTTATGAAGCCGTTGGTATGGCGATAGAAGCACTTGAGCAGAAGCCAGTAGTGAGATGTAAAGAATGTAAGCACAGGTATGATTTTAATTGTCCAATGTATTATGAAGAATGGTTTACCATTGATGAGGGCGATGGTTATTATGATAGTGATTTTCATGTTATAGATGAAACACAAGATGACGGATTTTGCTATCAGGGAGAAAGGGAAGAGGCATGAGAAATCCCTGTAAGGAATGTATTTACTACCATAAAGAAAATAACACATGTCAATCAAAAAAGTGTTGTCGTGGCGGTTATGGGAAAGTTACATGGATAGATAGATTGTTCTGTGAGGCAAATAAAGGAGAAGTAGATGGATAACAACGAATACTACGAAACTATTGGGAAATTATTAAACGGGAAGTATATGCACAAAGCATTAAACGATTTAGTGCGTGCAGTGACTAAACACATCGAAGAAATGGAGTACGAATTAGCAGAGTTAAAAGCAGAAAAAAGAACAGTAAAAAAATTTCTCAAAATGGAGCAGACCGCAAGCAAAAAACTTGAAGCGATTAAAGCATTATTGGAGGATTAAGTCATGACAAGAGAAGAAGCGATAGATTTTGCAAAATTTTTGAAGAACAATTGGCTTATCAATTTTGCCGATATGGAAGAATTTTGCGACATAGCAATAGAAGCACTGGAAGCAGAACCGAATGAACTTGAAACCATAGATTTTGCCATTGATGCGAGTAATGGTGGTACGAATTACTATGTCGGCTTTAGAAATGGTATGCGGTATGTAAAATCACTTATTGACGGAAAAGAACCACAGTTTGAAAGTTGTGCAGAGCAAGAACCGAGCGAATATTGTAGCCGATTTGAGGAGGAGTGAGGGAAATGCTTACACATATTGGACAAGGCGATGTGCTTGTGTGCCTGGACTGTGGGAAACCGATAGTGCTTACCAATAAAACATTCACATTGGATTGCTCCGCAGAGTATATCGAATGTCCTCGTTGTAAGGCAAAGTACGATGTGCAAGTGTACCACGCACGAGGTAGCAAAATACTTGGCAAGGAAGCAGAGTTTATCATTGACGAAGCAAACGCTTACAAGCGAGAGAAAGGAGAACAAGATGACAAATAGAGAATGGCTTGAGAGTTTATCAGATGAAGAACTGGCGATGTTTTATGCAACTCAAAGTACAATATGCGAAATGTGCGATTATACCGATGTGTGTATATCCAATATCACATCGGAGAAATGTTCAGAGGGTGTTAAAAGGTGGCTTCGGGCAGAACACAAAGAACCAAAGAAAGAACTCACGGCGGCGCAGCTGTACGGGGTGTTTAAGAAAGGCTTTCAGGATCGCAGAGCCATAAGCCTTGAAGAGGCGGAAAAGATAATCAAAGGAGTGTTTGAAGATGAATAGGTTAAGGCCATGCCCGTTCTGCGGAAGCGATGATGTTGAGTTAAGCATTACAGCCTTAGATGATGATTACAAATTCAATAAAGTCAACTGCAACCACTGCGGAGTAACTGTGTCATTCGCTGTGCGTGAATGCACCCGGGGATATGAGACCAGGTCTGCAGACGAAACTGTCCGCATGTGGAACATGGGAGGAGACGAATGACATTTGAACTACTACTTAGAATTATAAAAGAGAACGAAATCCCGCATGATGTTATTTTAAGGAGCAACAGCGGATGGGAATGCGACCCGACAGAAATGGATGGTGTATGGTATGACAGTGAAAAAAATATTATACATTTCACGCAGAGCGGATGGAGTAGTTATGAAGAAGAACAGGGCTTCAAATTACTATACGGCAAAACAATGGAGGAACAACTGGAAGAACGTCGCCAATGGAGAAACAAGCGGATCGGAATGAAAGGAGACGAGTAAATGCCATTTACCAGGTTATACGTATACAAGAAAGCGGGAGCGATGACAGGTCACAGGTTCACGGACGACGTTGCGATAGTATATGCGGAGAGCATAGAAGATGCGATTAAAATGTTTAGCAAACTATATGCGGATGTAACAGCGGACGAGGTCGAACCGGTCATGTTTAACAGTAAAGATATCGCAATATTGACTGATTACTGAATGTCGCGATTTGTCGCAAAATGTCGCAAAATGTCGTTAAATGTCGTTAAATGTCGCAAAATGTCGCACCAAACTGTGATATAGTGTAATTGGCGGAACGAAGACAAAAGAAACTCGTTACCGCCGATAACACTCAAGTAAATGTATTTGCGAGCAGACACAGAGCGATTTACGTTCTGTGTTTTGCTTTGTGGGAGGAAATATGAAATTCACACATGAAAGCAAAGCATACCGCAGGAAGTGGATGAACTGCGGGACCGCAAAGTATAACGGGGCGTACTACTACAGCAAAGAGATCGTGCAGAACATCATGCCGTTGGTAGAAACCGACAGAAGCTGGATCACAGTGAACGTGCAGGGACACGGCTGTGATCATGCGATAGTGTTCGTTCACAACAACATAAAGCCTGAGAGATACGACTGGCTCTCACAGTACAAAGACCTTGTGTTCGTCTGCGGAATACCGGAGACAGTTGAGAAGGTTAAACATCTGGGCAAGGCGATCTATGTTCCTCTGTCCGTAGATGTTGAATACGTCAAAAGGTTTGAGGCGGAAGCAAAGACCGGAGACGTGTGCTTCGCAGGAAGAAGAGCAAAGAGACGTCAGTCAAACATATCATCGAACATCGCATGCCTTGAGGGAATATCAAGACCTGAGCTGCTCAGGCGCATGGCAACATACCAGAGAGTCTATGCCGTAGGAAGGACAGCGATAGAAGCGAAGGTCCTCGGCTGTGAAGTACTGCCATATGACAGCAGGTTCCCTGATCCGGACAAGTGGGAAGTCCTGGATAACAAAGAAGCTGCAGAGATCCTGCAGAAAGAACTGGACAGGATAGACGGGAAGGTTGAAGAGGTCAAGAGCGAATGGAGCCTCAACCACATGAACAAGACAGCACTGAAGGAATACGCTGAAGAGTTAGGGATAGAACTCGACCCGGAGATGAAGAAGGCCGACATGATCGAGGCGATAAAAGAAAATGCCAGATGATAGATTCTACCACAGCAAGAAGTGGGAGAGACTTCGGCGAGCGATACTGGCAAGAGACAAATACAGATGTCAGATCGCGGCAAGGTATGGCAAGAACGTAGAAGCAAACACTGTCCATCATATCTTCCCGCGTGAGGATTATCCACAGTATCAGTGGACACCGTGGAACCTGATAGCAGTAAGCCACAGCGCACATGAAGAACTGCACCACAGGAACAACGGAGAACTGACAGACAAAGGCAGAGAACTTCTTGAACGCACAGCAAGGAAGAGGGGCATAGACTTATGAGCGAATGGAACGAAGGATATCCGAAAGCAGTCGGGGTGTATGCCTGCATGGTAGACGGAAAAGAAAAGTCACTGGTGCATAAGTACTGCGAACTAAACGGAAGACATAGATGGCAGACACTTCAGGGCGGAGATGTGATCGCTTCGGAAATCAAATGGAAGGGCAAGATCACACAGGCCGCTGATTTGAAATAGCCCCCCCTCTTTTTTAGAAAATGAAAACAGCCGGGGGAC